AGACCCTTGACTACTGGGTATATGGCCAGTTGACGGATAAGGAATAGACTTCTGACTATAGGGAAAGACCTACTCTATCTCTGTAACGATGGTAAGTTATATGTAGAGCGCAGATTGTTATGTAGCGATACACATAGCCGTTATAGCCTTCGGATATGGCTAGTCCTTTTTCAGTATTTTAGCGACTTTAAACTTAAAGAATACGAGCAGCAACTATTAATGCCAAATAGTCTTGCGGGGACATCTAAACCGATGATAAAGGGGAGGATGAGCCCTTTCAGGAGAATCTAGTTTTACTAGGTAAACTTTCAAATTGAACCAGACAAAGTTCCTGTTTAGCGTCTGGTTCACCTACATATACAAATTAAATTAGTTTTTATATTTAGGTGAATAATATTCTTTAAATTTCATAAAAGTATTATTAACAGTAATTATATTAATTATGTAGATATAGATGAAATTACTTTAAATATCTATATTTATTTAACTAATCATGATTGTATAGAATTTAAATGTAAAAACTTAGAAGCATTAAATAAAGCATTTGATTTATTACTTTATAGATTAAATAAATCCAAGGAAGATACAAATGGCTGAATTTCTATTCTTTCATGATACAGGAATTAATATTGATAATATTGACTTCTTTACTATTAATAAAGATAGAACAGGTATTACTTTCTTTATGAAAGGTAATACAAGTATTACTATATTTAAACCAGAAGAAGTAAGTATTGAAGATTTTTATGAAGGTATTGTAAATATGATTTATGATACTGATGAAGATGAACCAGAAGAATTAGAGATTAATTAATCCAGAGTGGTGAAATTGGTAAACACAAGGGACTTAAAATCCCTCGGAGAAATCCTTACGAGTTCAAGTCTCGTCTCTGGAACCAAAACACTATATAATATACATAGATACTTTCATTTAGAATTTTCCTTTGTTGGAAAAAGAATCTATAGCAACTAATATACATTAAAGTCATGATAGTTAAAACGTCCATTAACCTCTAGGTTAATTAAGCAAGTAAAATAGCTTCTACTCCAGAAGCAGCTATAGTCATCCCCCAGTTACCTTGTATATGTAAGCTGGGGATTTTCATACAGGGTATTAGCCAAGTTGGTAAGGCACTAGGTTTTGATCCTAGCTATCCGTGGTTCAAATCCACGATACCCTGCCAATCTTTATAGAATCTTTTAATTTGAAAAGAATCACTAAGAAAAACGCAGATTTCATGGATAGGAGATTAACAATGAAAATGAATGAAAAATTTACTTGGAGTGTTCTTTCAATGAAAGGACTATCTAATAGTGAAAAAGTATATTTAATATCTGCTTATCCTGAATGTAATCAAAACTTTGAATTTAATGGTAAAGCAGTAACTACATTACCTACATCTACAAGAACCAGGGTAGAAAGATCATTAGTAGAAAAAGGATATTTACAAGAAGTAGGAACCAGAAGAATTAATGGTCTTAAAAAACTTAAATTATTATTTACTCCTTATGAAAAAATTTAATTCTTTGCTTTATGGACATATATACTAAATTTGTAATGAGTATTCCTAATATTCATTATTCAGATAAGTGTTATCTTATATTAGCTTATGATTCTTGTGATGAAGAATTTAATTATGTAGCTAAAAATATAAGAAAACAATTTCCTAGGGAAACAAGTGTACGTATAGAACAAAGATTATTAGATTTAAATCTTATTTATAGAACCAAAAGTAAAAGTAAATTTAGATTAAATTATATTTGGAAAGACGGATTTAATAGGATACCTAATTATAACAATTCATATCGAACTTACTAATAAAAAAAGATTTTCTTTTAAAGATCAATGCAAAATTGGTAAATATTTCATCATTAAATTTACAGATGAAGTTGAACATCCTGGAATCTTTAAAGCAGTTAGAAATCCATATAAAAATGATGAATTTGTTCTCGAAGACTATAATGATCGTTGGATCTATAGTGATGACGAAAACATGATAGAATCTTGGGAAGAAGTTGAGTTTAAGTAGTTGCTTGTTAATCTCCGTTAAATAAGCACTTGGTTAGTCTCTACAAGTAAAATTGAGACTTCCCTCTTATAACATTATTTATATCCTTATCTTTTATAGATAAGGATTTTTTTTATTATGTCTGATACATTAAAACTTTGTCTTAATAGAGATAAGATGTTTGATAAATTAACTACTTATCTTGAACAAGCAGCTTCTACCTATGAATATAAAGATTTAGGTAAAGCTGGTATTAGAGTAGTATTTTGGTCTTCTCAAGAATTACCTCCTACAACAGTAGATATTAAATATCTTATAGATGGTACAACTTCTATTATTTATAACCAAGGTAAAAATCCATTAGCAGGATATGATTTAGCAAATTATATCGTTAAAAATACTTGTTTTGAAAATGATCCAAAAGATAATGGAAATTATACTAAAGTAATAGAAAATGTTAATTTAACTGAGTATTTAAAAGAACTTTCTAAGAAAGATCATATTTCAATTAAATTTCTTAAAGAAGATAAATTAAGTAATCTAATCGCTTATAGAATTGATTATAAATATTACAATTCTTGTAGATTAACTTTCTACCCTAAGACAAATAGATTACTTATTCAAGGAAAGCCATTAAATGCTTTCTATATTTGTAGTAAATAGAATAAAGCCCTTACAAATGTAAGGGCTTTTTTTTTAATTAACTAGGTGTCTAAATAAAGTTATAAATGGATTCATAGTTAATGATCTAAAGAACATATCAAATCCCATAGTATTTCCTAATCCTCCTTCCCAAGCTTTACTGACTAAGTTATCGGTAATAGCAGTACCAATTCCAGATAATCCTATTGCATTAAACGGAACAAATGCAGGAATCATAGATCCAATTAATGCTCCGAAAGGATTATATTTCAATAAAGAAGCTGCAACTTTAACGGATCGAATCTTGTAATCATAGAACCACATTAAACCAATAGATTCAAGATATTGTCTTTGTCTTCCTCTAAATTTATCATAATCAACGAATTCTTCTTTAATTCGTCTCATAGCAGCTTCTCTAGTCCATCCTCTTCTATTGATTAAATCATCATAAAGAATAGATTTAGCAACAAAGTCTCCATACTGTACAGACTTTTCAAGAGCTTGATATAAAGTTGTATCTTTAGTTACTGCTAAAGTTCTTGATAAAGTATTTAATGGTTCAGGTAATTCACCTAATTTTTCTTCAAACCATTGACCTAACTGTCCATCAGAAATTTCTACTTCATCAGGTTTAATACCTAAATCAGCAACTGTTGACATTTCACCTTGTTCAATTAAAGGTCTAATAGTCTGCATACCCTGATAGGAGTTTCGTAACGTCTCTATACGAGCTTCTAATAATCCCTTTTGATATTCATCAGTTGTAGCAAAAATATCAGCTTGTAGCTTCATTATTTCTCTTTGAGTATCAAAATAATGTTCAAGCTCTACTGTCTTTTGAGGAATACCTTTAATAATAGCTGTAAGAGGAACACCTGCAATCATAAGCTGTATCACGTTGCTTATAGCATTTATAGCAGGAACCACAACAGATTTAACAACAATAGAATTTCTGGCATAACTCATCATTGCCATATCCCATTGTTCTATTGTCTTAAGCCATCTATATCCGTTATTTCCTAAAGTAGCTACTAAAGCTATCTTTATAGCTTTCTGAACTTCAGAATTATATCTTGTATTGCCTGTATAGATATCAGTAACAGAAGCCATCTTAGAACCAATAACATCTTCTACTAAATCTATAGGTACATAGAATTTATTCTCTCCAAAAGAATCAAAAATATATTCTTTAATTTCAGGAGTTAATAGTTTTAATGTAGATTCTATTGTTGGATCTGTTTTAGCTAATTCAAATACATTAACAAAACTATTTCTTGTAAAAGAATCAGCTTTGTTATACATATCATGAAGAACATCAATAGATTTCTTATTGATTTCTTTAGCTATTCTTTCTTCTGCTTGACGACCTAACTGTCTTCCAATCATATCGGTAATATCTCTATTGAATTTACCGTAATTGTTAATAACAGTTGGATCTACAGATCTTTCATAAGCAACAATATCCCCATCTTCATTAAATATAGGTACATATTTCTCGGTATGAGGAATATTTTTATTAACTATATCTCTTTGAATAAATCTAGTAATTCTCTTAACATCTTCAGGTTTAGTTATTAATCCTCCTGTATATCCTGTAGAGAATCCTGAAGATATATCTACTCCGCCAGCAGTTTGATTAACAATTTGAATAATACCTTCATTAAACTGAGGAGGAGTTAAGCTACTATAATAATAATTAATATTTTTATTATTTTCAGCAGCATTTGTATTATATTTAGCTACTTTTTTATATCCATGACTCAATAAATAAGCTTCTTTTGTAGAATCAGCTATAACTATAGAACCAGAAGATTTCTTAATAGCAGGTAAATATCCTTTTTGATAATTCCATTTAGCATTGCCTTGTGCTTTTTGTTTTTCTTCTTGAGCAATATTATATAAAGCAGAAGTAATATGAACTATTGCATCAAAATCAGAAGCAATATATTTAGATAATACTGCTTTTTCAGAAGCATTAGATTTCTCTATAGCATATATAGAAGTTAATTGATCCAAAGCAGTAATTAATTCTGGTTTAACTTCTAAGTTATAGTTATATCCTCTAAGATAAGCTATAGCTTCAGCATTTCTTAATAAGAGATTACTTTCATTTCTTCCAGTAACCATAAATGTAGCTAATTCTTCACATTTCTGCTGATATAAATTAAACATAGCAATATCAGTAGAATTTTCTTTAATAGTTTTAAGAATATTAGCTTTTATAGCTTTTCTATAACTATGATTATCAATTAAATCAAGATTCTTATCAGCTTCAATACCAAAAGCAGATAAATCAACAGAACCAAGAACTTTAGTAAGAGTTTTCATTTCCTTCTTACTAGGTTTTTTCTTAAATTTATTTCTAAGAATAACAGGGAAATTATTAATAAACTCATTACGTGTTCTTTGAACCATATATCTAATAGGTTTAATCAAATTATATGCATCTGCATTTCTATTTGTTAAACCTACTAAGTCAGAAATCATATCTTTAACAGATTGAGGAATCCATTTAAGTTTATGGATCTGAACATTTAGGGTATCAAAGAAAACTTCACCATGACCATTTTTAAGAGGTTCTATAACAGATCTTCCTATGGTAGCTATATTCTTACCTAACTTAGTTGTAGCTTTATCAGCAGCCTTATATAAGGCTTCTTGAGCCTTTTCTACAACTGTATTCATTACTTGGTTCGTAATTTCATTTGCTTTAGCTGTTGTATCAGCATCTAAAGTAAACGGAGTTTTAGCCTCAACAATAAGATGATTAGCTAATTTATCTAAAGCATCAGTAACAGATTTTTCATTAAAAGTACCTGCTGATACTTGAGTCATGGTATAGAAAAGATTCTTGAAATAAGTTTGAAGCTTAGTATCAAAATTACCTTTAGATTTAGCTTGAATCTTATTATTAAGATTTCCTACAATTTCTCTTAATTCAGGATCTACAGCAAGAATACCCATAAAAGCAGCTAAATGCATTTCTTTAGGTATATCTTTATTAATACCCATAAGTACATCATATTTAGCAGCTAATCCATTTGGATCTTCTACTTTAGAATAAAGATCTTCATAAGATAATTTCTTTTGAACCAAGGATTGAAAATCTTTAATTAATGCAAGAGATTTTTGATTAATACCATTAGCTGTAACCATAGTAGCAGCTAACATATTAAACATTTCTCTTTGTTGAGCATTCCATTCAGGGAATGCAGCATAAGTAGTTAAAGATGTAGCAGCTAATTTACCTTGGTTCAATGCTATAAAATCTTTAGCATTATTTAATTTGAAATCTCCTACTTTATTTAAATCAACTTTAGTTTGAAGCTGAGTTACAAGAGATTCTCTTAAATTAGCTAATCTATCATTTTCTTCTATTGGATCTGTTCTAAATAAAATAGGAGATTCTATAGAAGTTAAACCTGTAGTATTGCTATTAAATTGTTTATTAATAATAATAGCTGTATTAGCTTGTAATTGACTAAAATAAGAAGTATTTAATGAAATTTTATCTGTTCCAAATAAGAATTCTTTTAAGAATTTAAAGAATTTCTTAAATGAATCAGTAACAAAATTAGGAACCATAGACATAACTATATTCATAGTTTTGTTAGATACTTTACTAGAAGTTTCTGTCTTAGTTATCTTAAATGCTTCTTGTACTGCTGGATCAGATAAACCATAAGCCATAAATTCATTTAAGGCTTGAGCTATATTACCAGAATCAAGTAAATTACTTACTTTATTTTGAACATCATAATATTTATATAAAGCTTCTGGAGATAATCTGAAATCTTTAGCATTAAGTTCATGATTAATGAAATCATTCATTAATTCTAAGATATTATCAAAAGCTTTAACTTGAGTATCAGATAATTTAGATTTATCTGTTTGATATTGATAAGCTAATTTATAAGTTACAGCATGAATAAGTTCATGCATAAGATTTATCTTCTTATCAGCAAAATCATTATTAAGTACAAACATAATATCTGTACTTGGATCATAGAATGCTTTGGTCTTATTATCTCTAGTAATAGTAGATGTATCTACACCTAATCTATTAGCTACAGTAATTAAAGAACCCATAGTCTTAGCTTGAACCAGACGAGTATTACCAATAGCTCCATTTCTTTCTAAAGTTTGGTAAAGAATATTACCGCCTAAAGCTTTAGATAATTCACTCTTAAGATCAGAGAATCTAACAGGTTTAACATCACCTGGATTTACATCTCCTACAGATTGTCCTTGAAGTTGATCAAACCTTTTTGTATAAAGTCTCTGAAGTCTTTCTAAAGAAGTTTCATCTCTAGTAACTTCTTTACCATCTATAATTTCAGTTATTTGTTTTAATGGTTCATTTCCTTTATGGAAATAAGGATTTTCAGAACCAGCCATTTGATCAGAAGAAAAATCAGTATTTAAAATAGCATAAGATCTAGCTTCAACACTATCAGCATTATTTTTAAACTCTTCTAAAAGAGATTTAATTACTTCTACTTTATATTCATAAATCTTTTTATATTGTTGTTCTTTTGTTAAAGATTTATCTTTAAGAATATCATCTATAGCTTTTGTATCAGTAATACCAGCAGATAAAAAATTATTTAATTCTTTGGCTCTAAAACTATCTGCATTACCAGATATATAATTATCTGGTAAATTTTCTATAGCATGAATAGTAGATAAGAATTCATCTTCAGTAAAAGCTCTTAAAAAATCTCTATATCTATTTTCCATCATTCTAAATAGATTATTATTTAGAGCTTCCATAGCAGCTTGATTAATTTTTGGAGCTTGTTCATCAATTTTATCAATGGCCATATGAATACCGTCGAAAATCGGTAATACATCTTGGAACATTTGCATAACTTGGTCAACCATAGTGGCATCACCTAATCCCATATTTAATTGAGGAATAGGTTTAACTCCACCATCCATAGGAAGAGTAACTTTATTTCCTATAGTATGATTTCCAGACATATCAGAAGCATATGCTGGAGATCGTAAAGCATTATCATCCTGATAATCTTGTTTTTCTAATATAAAGTTCTTTTTATTATTAGAAACTTTGGCTCTAAATTTTTGATTTTTATTAGTTACTTCATCTATATCTCTAGTGGATAAACCACTAGAACCAACTTCATTAAATTTAGAAGAATAATCTCTAATTAAAGCTCCTCTATACATTCCTGTCATCATAGATGCAGCATGAACTATGGAATATAAAGAATCCATAGTTTCTTGACTATATGCTTTATGAGTAGCATCTAATACATTTTGTGTATAGACATTAGCTATATTATTTATAAGATTTTTTTCAAAATTAGTTTTCTTTATAGAGAATTTTTTTATAGAATCGGGAGTTTTTATTAAATCATAAAAATCAACATTTCCATGATTAAATATACTTACTTTATTTGATTTTTCATCAATATAAAAAGTATTATTAAATAAATTATTTAAATTAATACATAAATTATTAAAATTCTGTAAATTTTGTTCTTTATTTTCTGAAGGAAAGAATGCATCAGCTAATTCTTGTCTAGAATATTCTTTTTTATGGATACCAGATTTATCTAAATTTTGAATAGCTGTAGAAAGTTTAGAATATAAATTATTTTCTAGTAACTTTACTATATTTCTTGCTGTAGTTTCTTTTTGAGCAAAATATAAAGACTGAGTTACTACATCTTTAACAGCAGAACGAGCAATAGATATTTTTTTATCAGAAACTACAGTATTACCTTCAGAATCTGTTTCTTTTTCAAAATTAACTCCAAATTCAAAAGCATCTAATACATTAATAACACTGTTTACAAGAATATTAAAATTACGTTTATCATCATTTTTATTATTAGCATTTTTAACATTCTTAATCATCTTAAGAATATTATTTTTAGTTTCTTTAGCTACAGAAGTATATACGTCATCAACTGAGCTTTTAATTCTTTCCATTACATCATGCTTAGATAATGCTTCTCCTTGAAAAGCTATACCACCTTTAGCAATTAAATCTTCCCATTCAGGTGTAAAGTTACCTAATGTATTCATTATTAAACTCATAATAAATCCATTAGTAATACCATCAGCTTCTATATAAGCATATGTTAAATAATTCTTTAAATTTTCTTGATTATTTTCTGCTAAAACATGATCCAAACGAACTAATTCAGCTATAGCATCAAATCCTGTAGGAGTTACTGCTTCTCCTATAGATTTCATTAAATCAGAATATAAAGTTACTATTGAATTTGCTTCATTTTCTTGGCTCTTAGATTTAATATCTTTAGTTGGAAGCTCTGTTTGATATTTAAATAAAAGATTAGAAAGTTCTTTATATTCTTTAATATTTCTAATTTTATCTAAAAACTCTTGAGTTTCTTGATAAGATTTATTATGAACTTTAAATCCAATACCTTGAGCTATAGCTAAATCAAGATATTTTCTATACTGATTATTAGTTAAATCAATAATAGCTTTAGTAGGTTTATTAATCATACGAAGAATCTTACTACCTTGAGGTGTAGAAGATCCTTTCTGTTGTAAACGACCTACAGCAGTTATACCATGATTATATTTACGATAAACTTCATCATAAGTTAAACCTAATTCTTTAGCTATACTATTAAATATATCTTTTTCATATTCAATAGTTTCTAATTCTCTTTGTAATTGAGCATTATAACCAAGAATAGATTCTAAATCTTGATCATTAAAGTCACCTTTACTTTTATCTCCAGGAAGTTCATCAGTTTCAATAGATGTACTAAACAAATCAAGCAAAGATTTAAGACCAAGATTCAATAATAAATTTTCTTTAAATGAATCTTTATAATATTTAACTTCATTGGCTCCTTGAATAGTTTTCTTTTCATTATTTGTAATAGGAGTATTAGTATGAAGTTGAGATTTATCAACAGGTATAGGATCATTCATGTAAAATTCATTATCCTTTCTTGATTCAGAAAGAATATTTGAAACTACATAATTCATGGTTTTAAAACCATTATTTTTATTTTTAATTAATTTAAAAATAGGATAATCTCTATTAGTATGAATAACTTCAATATATCCATTAGGATTACCATCTTTATATTTAGTTATTCTTGATTTCTCAAAGATCCAAAAATTAGGATTTAATTTATCCCATTTATTTACTCTGGTTCCTTCTTTATTTTTATAAATATCTTTAGATAAAACATTAAATACTTCAGAAACTACAGAATCAATTAATAAATTAGATTCAGTATCTTTTGTATCTAATGTTTTAGATAATCCTAAATTATCTTTAACATCTCTGGAAATATCAGTAAGAATTTGTCTTTGGAATTTAGAATTAATTAATTCATTTAATCCTTCATTATCTAATCCAGAATATTTTTCTTGTAAATCATCATCAGAAATCATATTCTGTGAAGGACTACTAATAAGATATTCAAATGTAGATAAAACTACAGTATCTAATATATGAGGATTAATTAAGAAATTACCATCTTCATCTACTTGAACCAAAGCAAATAAACGTGTTTTATTATTAGATAAAACATTTTCTAAATCTTTATCTGTAGCATTTTCTGGATCAAGAAGAATATTATATAAAGAACTTAATATAGATTCATCTACATTTTTAATTTTATTTGTTAAATTCTTATATTTAGCTTTAAGCTCTTCTTTACTAATCTTATTATAGTTATCACTTAAAGAATCTTCATCAATAAAGTCTAATAATTGTAATTCTAATTCTTTAGAAATACGTTCTTTAATATTTTTATAAAAATCATTAAAAACAGATTTATAAGTAGTTAATTGTGCTTGAGTATATGTAGGTTTATGTAAGAAATTAGTATGACCATTAGCTGTAGTAGCTGCATCATATAATTTTCTATTAGCTAAGATATTAAATATATCTTTAGCTACATTATCTAAACCTAAAGTAATACCTTTAACTTTCTTTTTAAATACTCTATCAAATAATTTTTTAGTAAAGGGATTTAAACTATTTAAACCAAATTTTTCATTAGCTCTAATTTTAGTATTAACTACCATTTTTTCTTCTTCTGTATAAGAAGATTCAGGTTTAGTTAAAACAGGATTTCCATTACTATCAAAAGTAACTAATCTATTTTCTTTAGTTTGCTCTCTTAATGCTTGTTCTTCTGAATCATCTATTTCATATTGACCAGATGTTTCATCAGAATCATTATCTTCTTCTTTTTTAGTAATATCTTTAGATTTTACTTTTCTTTTAATTTTTTTAGCAAAATTTATCTTAACTTCTTTAAGTTTATTACTTTCTTGGATCTTAGTATTAATATTGCCTAAAGATTTCTGATATTTTTGATAAATATTTTTATCAAATAAAACATCATTTATATTAGAAATATCAATAGAAGATACTCCTAATTCAGGATATAAAGAAGCTAATGTATTATAAGCTAAAGCAGCATCTACTACTAAAGAACCAATAGAATTAATCCTATTTTGATCTTTAGAATCAGATTTATTAAATCCTTTATTAGTAACATCAATAAATTTATTATTTATTGGATCATAAGATCTAAATTTAATATCAGATTTATCAGAAGTATTATTAATAGCATCTAATTTATTTAAACCAGAATTAATCCAAGCACCTAATTTCTTCATTTGGTTCTTAGCTTGTGTAATATTCTTATTAGCTAAGTTATTAAGAATAGTAGGTATAAATTCTTGTTTATTAGTCTGCCAATTCTTAGATCTAGATGTTTCAGTATCTATAGCAGATAATGTATTATCAGATAAAGAAGTATTAAGAGTATTTTTAATACCTTGTAATGTATTTAATTTATTAAGATCTTCTTTTTGTTTAGCAGTTAAACCTAATTTATCTTGATTTTGAAGAATAGTATTAACTGTCTTTTCAGATAAATTATAAGGTTTATATTTTAATATAGTATCTAAAGAAGATTTTAAATTATTTAATGTATTCTGATCTATATCTTTCTTTTTAGATAAAATATCAAAATTTTCTTGTAAAGAACCAGTAATATTAGTTAATACAGAATCAGAATATTGATAAACACTTTGTAAAGCATCATTATTCATTAAAGCATGAATAGCTTCAGATGCTTTAAGTAATTTTTCTTTATTTGGATCATCATCTGGTAATTTAGATACAGCTTCATTAATTTGATCTAAATTATCAAAGTTTTCTAATCTATTATGAAGATCAATAACTTTTAATGCAGTAGATTTAGTTTTATTATGTTCACCATCTGGATCATCTTTTAATAAAGATGCTAATTCAGATACAGCATTTTGATACTCAACAATAGCATTATTAGAACTATATCCTTCAGATTTAATATCTTCTTCAGGAATAGTAAGAGATTCTATTGCCTTAGATACTTCTTTAGATTCTTTAGATAAAGAATCTAAAACTTCGTTATTTACGATAGCATCTTTAAAATTATTATTAAGAGTATCTTTAATTTCTTTATTATTTAAGTTATTAAATAAAGTTTTAGATGTAGCTCTTAATTCTTGATTAGCTTCTTTATTATCTAATTTAGATTTTATTTTTTCAGGTATAGATGATGATTTATAAGCTTCTATAACTTTATTTTTAGCTGTAGAAATGCCTTTAATTGTAGTTTTAACAGTTCCTTTAGTTACTCCAGGTACTTGAGTAATACCTGCTCCAGGAACAGCTCCTATAACGCTTTCAGATATATTAGAACCAACACCTTCTAATATATCTTTACTTGGATCAGCATATTTTTTAATAGCTATATTTTGAGGTATTGTTTGAAATCCAGTAATACCTTCTTCAGTCATTTCACCAAGAATATTTTTAGCAAATTCTGCTTTAGTTAATCCTGATGGAATTTTTTCTAATCCTTTAGAAAATGCACCAGCAAATGTAGCTAAAGCTCCTACTTCAAATAAAACAGGCAATGCAGCATCATAAGCTATTTTATTTTTAGCTTTTTCTTTAGCTAAATCTTCTTGCATTCCTTGAGAAATTAATTCTTTATAGTAATTTCTATAAGGAATAGAATTTTCTAATAAATCTTCATGAGAAATGTTTTGAATTTCATTCATTACTTCAGATGCAGATCCAGTACCTTCCATAGCACCAGAAGTAATCATCCAAGAATATTTATTACCAAAATCTTCTAAAGAAGTTGGAATAATTTTTTTAGCTAATTTATCTCCTAATACATTACCTACAGCATTTTGTACTCTAAGCGGTAATTTTTTATCAGCGAGAAGCTTTTCAGCAATATCTGTATCAAATCCAGATTTTTTAGCTAAATCTAATGCTTCTTGAGAATATTTAAGAGCTTTTTCTTTATATTCTCCTACAGCTCCTGATATTAATCCTTTATTCTTTAATGTAGAAGATATAGGAGTATTAAGACCATTAGGAATAAATACATTAGGAATAGTTCTTCCTGTTTCTTCAGAAAGAACATTATCAAGAATTTGCTGTCTAGTTAATCCTGCTTTGGTTCCAGCATTAACTTCTTTATTTAATAAAGATACTTCATTTAATAAAGCTTTATCAGATGTATTTAAAGACGCTTTACCTAATGATTTACCTAAAGCTTTTAATCCACTATTAACAATAGCAGATGTACCTAAAGAAGCTCCAATAGAACCTACAGCACCAGAACCAAGATGTCCTAATTTCATAGGAGAAGTCATAGTTACTGCTGTAGCATCTAAAGCATCTTCTTTAATACGTTTAGCCCATATACCAGCATCTCTACCGATTTTAGATAAATCAGCTAAAGTTTTACCTTTAGTTTGTACTTCATTTCTATATAATTCTTCTGAAGCTGCTTCTTCTTTTTCTTGCTGTAATCTATTATATTTTTCATTACGTTTTTGAATAGCATCTAATCTTCTTAATTCTCTTTGAAGAGGATCAGATAAATTTTTATTAAATACTTCTTCTTCAAATTGATTAATACCGCCATAAACTTTATTAGCTAAGTTTGGATCTATAAAAGAAGGTAAAGCAGCAACTGAAGCAATTCCTGTAACAGCAGAACCAAGAGCACTATTAGCTGTATCTAATGCTGCTTGTCCCCAAGTTCTTTCAGCAGTTTTATCTCCAATATATTGAGCACCTGCATTACCAAAATTTTGATAAATAGTATTAGTAGCATCTACACCATACTTATTAACCATTTGGTTATAAGTAAGTTTATAAAAATCATTTTCAAGATCAGATCTAATTGCTGTTTCTTTTTCTTTAACAGGATTATCTAAACCAGCTAAAGAAGAATAATAATCAGTATTTTCTATATCTCTTTCTACTAATTCTTTATTTAAAGGTTGAGTATTCATAAAAAACCTATTTTATTAATAACTTATAGCTTGATTTAATGCTTCTTGCTGTTTTTGTCTTAATTTTTGTTGTTCAACAGTTAAATTGCCAACGCTTTTATTAAAAGATCCACGTAAAGAATCTATATCTTTTTTTAAATTTTCATCATTTAATATTTGATTATAACTATTATTATATTCTTTTAATTGATTTCCTAATTGATTAGCTAATTGAATTTTATATATTAAATTTAATTTATTAGCTTCAGTAGGATTTAAATCATATAATCTTTGTGCTTCTGCTACTTGTTGATCTAATAAATTCTTTTGAGTTTCTGCACTAGTAGCTAAATTTTCTATTTCTCTAAGTTTATTTAAATTTCTATTAACAGCTATTAAACTTTTACTTCTTTTTTGATCTTTATTAATTTCTTTAAGAAAATTAATTTGTCTTTGATTTAATGAAAAACTTGGATCTGTATTAGGCAACCATTCATTAATTCCAGTGCTAAATTCACTATTATTACTTAATAATGCAATAGTTTGAGGAATAGTTAATCCATTTTCTTGAGCAGTATTAGCAATCCAATTAGTTAATTTAAATTTAGTATTAATATCTTTGATTCCTAAAGAATCAACATAAGAAGATACTGCATCCATTGGTGCAATATTAGGTTGATCATATTTATTTAAAGTATTTTGATATTTTTCAACATCAAGACCATTAGCTATAGTATTAATAGCTTGTCTTTGAGAAGAAGCCTCATTCTTCATTGTTTGAATAATATCTTTAACAAGAAGATTACCTTTATCTGTTTTTATCATTCCTGGAATAAAATCAGAAGAACTATTAATATTTCCTTCTGTAACTCTATTAAGACCAAAATATCCAGGACTTTTTACTAAATTTCCTACATAATCATTAGCATCATTTATAGCTACATAACTATAACCATGATCATCTGCAAATTTTCTTGTTTTATCCCAAGCTTCTTGTTGTTTTTGAGGAGTATTAGCATCTTTAGCAAAATCTCTATAGACTTGCCTTAACATCGCAGATTGTTCTAAATCTCGTCTTTGATCTCCATATTGTTTACGAGCTAATCCTAAATGTCCTGCTGCTGTTAAAGCATTTCTAGTAGGATTAATATCTTCATGAAGTTTTTTAGATACAGCAGAATTTAAAGCTCTTTCTCTAGCTAAAGCATTAGCTTTTTGAGCATAAGCTTGATTACCTGTTGTTTGAGCTAAAAGATAAAGATTTTTAATATCTCCATTTTTATCATATTCAAGATTATTTTCATAATCTCGTCTATCAATATCTTTTTGAAGCATTGTAAATCTATCTTGCAATGCTTGTTGAGATACTTTAGCTGATACTCTTCCTGAAATACCATCATAAAGTTTTCCACTTTGAATAGCATTCATTAAATCAGCTTCAGTTTTATACTGATTCATTCGTTCAGCTAATATACGATCAGCATTATCTTGATCTGTTTTAGCTAAATTAGCTCCAAAAGTACCTAAATCTCTTCCTAAAGAATCAAATCCTCTAAGAGCTATTCCAAGATTTCCACTTACATCTAAAGTAGGAGAATTAGTAGGATGATATCCTAACTGAAAAAATGAAGAAGCCATTACATTCTCCTATTAACGACTAAGTTTATTATCGTTATACCAATTATCATATTTACCAGTAGAACCTGTTTCCATAACACTACGAGTATTAGCAATATCTCCTAATTTAGTGTTATAAGATTTAATAGAATTATTTAAATTAGTATTAGCTAAATCTTTTTGGAAATTAAATTGATCTTTAGCAAATTTAAGAGCTTTATTTCCCATATAGAGATTACCAAAAGCACTAGCTAAAGAACCTAAACTTTGAATACCAGCTCCTATATTTTGAAGATTCCAAGAACCATCAGAATTAAGAAATGTATTTTTTAATCCAGATCCTAATCCATCCCACCATGAACCAGTAGAAGAACCAAGAGGATTATTATTTGCTAATTGATTAAAAGCAGAAAAATCAGAACCTAAACCTGTATTAGTACCAACTAATTTAGCTACAACACTTGCAGGGATTATTTCACCAGTGGATTCGTCAATATATCCTAATTCAGCCATATATAACCTTTTATTTAGAGAATTGAAGCAATCCAAATAATAGGTTATTGCTTCTTATATTAATAAGTTTAATTATAAATTATCTACTTACACCTGTTAATGGTAAAGCTAGAGTGTATGTAGGATAGTTATGTATTAAATCTAAAGACATATCTGTAGAAATAATAGTAGATGTTCTATTTAAGAATGAATCTGGAGATTCTCCAGAGAATCCCATAAAATCTTTATATAGAGCATTTACATAACTCATACCTATAAGACTATTCTTTCCCATTAATTCTTTGGTTCTATCAGAAATATCTTGCATAGTACTTGAATATTCATTCATTAATTTAGTACTAGCATTCATCCATTTTTGAGCAGAAGAATTTATATAATCAGAATAACTATTTAAAGTAGCAACACCTAATTTTAAAATATTTGCACAACTGCATAGTTCTCCCCAACAGCCATTAAGATCTATATCTCCTTTTCCTATCATATAGGAAGCAACTAATACAGCTACAGTAGCTAAAATCTTACCTGCTACTTCTCCGAATATTGCTGTAAATGCTTTAAATATTATTGGCATAACGAATTTATTAAACATCATGCCTCCTAAAGCTACTGTAATAGCTGCTAAAGAATAAGCTATTGTTGTAGCTGCTGCTGCTCCTGCTGCGGATGTAATCATTCCTGCTGTAAACATAGCAGAATAATACATACCTGCTATTAATTCACCTAAACCACTCCAAGATAAAGTTATAGCAACAATAGCTACAAATACTTTAAATATTCCGCTTTGATACCAACGTACTTTTTTCTTTACGTATGCATTAAATACAATGTAATTACAGTGAGTAGCAAAATCTGTTGAATTTATTAGTCCTATTTCTTTAAATGAATTATATTCAAGAGGAATAATAAATCCAGACTCATCTTCTTCACCTAATTCCTTATATGCATCATAAGATACTGCTTTACCTGAATAAATAATATTGTCATAAGTTAATTTAGTAAATCTAATCTCTTCATATCTATTATCAGAGATTTGTTTACGCATATAAACAATATTTTCATAATTAGTTACAGTAACCCAATGACCTGTACCACTATCTCCACCATCTTCTACCCATTCTTTTGATTCATAAGATTCTCTAGCTCGTTCTATAGAATACTTATTCTTTCTGGCTCCTGGAAAGATTTTTCCATTTTTAATTTTAAAATCTGATATTTTATAATTAATTCTAGTATTAAAAGCAGCTATACCATAATCAGATTTAATTTCTATAGTTTTATTTCTTGTAGATTTAATTATTGATATTAAAGATGAATTAGAAGAACCAATAGAATTATTAAATAAATTTTCATTTAAATAAAGATTATAAAAATATTCATATATATATTTTTTATTCTCCATATTCTTAGAATTAATTGAAGAACCAAATTGAATATATGCATATTGAATACTATTTAATTCTTTATTATCTTTGAGATTTTTAAGTAATTTATTAAAGTTACTATTATTTTGTGATCCTGTTACTTTTTTATATGCTTTTCTAATCCAATTATAAGTATCAGGATAAAAACTATCTGAATAGAATTGTTTATCTTGTCTTAAAGGTATATAAGGAAAATATGATTTTTCTATAGGATTAGCTTTCTTAAAAAAAGAATCATAATAAGATTTTCCTGTACCTTCAGCATAATATTCATAATATTGCTTAGTAGCAATAATATTATTTATTCCTGTTGTTGGATCTTTTTGATAAGTATCTACTTTATAAGAAAGAATTAAATATTTTTTATCTTTAGGATATTGGGTACTTGTAATAATTACACTAGAACCAGAAGAAAAAGTTATTTTTATGTCTGATCTTTTATCTAGTATAGTTACCCAATAATATCCATCTTCTCCTTTTCTTTTTTCTCTATGAGAACCAGTAATAGTAATAAATTCTTCTACTGAATATGGATCATTAATCATATCAGGTCTATTGTTATAGACCCATATATCAGCTATATAAGATATATCATACCAATCAATAGAAGCTTCTAATATATCTAATGTTTGGTTCTCTTGTAAGTTAACTAAAGATACTAATATAGGATATAAATCTTCTTTTCTAATAGGAATATCAGGATAAAAAGTAGAAGTACCTAATCCAATATGGTTTGTATATCCTGATCTTAATGCCCAAGTATAAAATCGTCTTAATCTTATACCAGAACCAGAAAAAAGATTATTCATCATAAATGTACCCATGTTCGGTACATTTTGAATAGCTCCAAAAACTAAAGTAGAAGGTAAAAACTTCTCATAATCATCTCCTGCCATGTTATATACAACAGAAGATACATATATCTTAGTTTTGGAGCCAAATAATCCCATTATTGAAGTCCTACATTTCTACGCATAACAGATAAAACATCATTAACAGCAGCATTTTGAAGATTTGCAGGAGCTAATAAACCTTCATCAATACCTTTCTGTGTAATCCAAGCATTACTAAAGATTTGAGCTACTTTACATTCAGCATCTCTTTCATAAGCCCAAATTTGCTTTGTATAAAGATCTTTTTGCTTACCAATAGAACCAACAACCTTCTGATTATCAGATCTATGATCTAATGTTTGTGCTCTGGTAGCTTCATAATTTTCTTTAACTAAAGCATATTGAGCATCTTCAGTAGCAAGTTTTTCAACTGTTAATGCATAATTAGCTCTATTTTGATGAGCTTGAGCTTGTGCAATAGCTAACTGTACTTTAGCCATAGCATTATTTACATTAGCATTTATGGCTCCTATTTGGCTATTAATAGCATCCCAGAAAGCTTTATCTTTACCTAATGCAAACTGTACAGCACATTGCATAGCTAATCCAGCTAATGCTGTATAGGCTTTAGCATATTCTGCACCTGTAAGCCTCTTATTCTTATATTCATCTATAAGATGTACAGAAAATGTCTTCATGAATCCGTCAAATATTCCTGAACCATCTATTTGACGTACTGTAATAGTATCTACAGTAAGTTTATCTACTGGATCATGAAGAAGTTTTAATAAATCAGGCGTTAATGCAAAATATGGATCATCAAAATCAACATTGGGAACTGTAAAATCTAATTTACCTGTGATACTTTGCAATAGATCTAAAGCTGTATCATCACTTTTAAATGTATTTGCCATAGTATTAAAAAATAAAAGCCTTACATATGTAAGGCTTATTTTACATGATAATAAATTTAATCAGTAAAACCATCAGAAACAGGAATTGAACCAGAAGCCTTTTGTGCAGCAGCTAATTCAGCTAATTGCTCTTTAGTTAATTGAGGTAAAACTGTTAAAGAAAACTCAGGAACCCATTGAGTTTTAACTGTTAGTTCTCCTGTTTTCGGATCGCGTTTTGTAGAAATAGAAAGATATTTACGTTCTTTAAGAACATTATAAATGATTTGAGGAATGTGATAACCTTCAACAGTCTTTTCACCAAACGGAACAAATTTACGTACAGTACCTGTATATTTATTCCATACGGTAATGATTTCACCTTCCCAAGCTTTTTTATTCGGATTCAAATTAACAATCTGACAACGAATAAGTTTTAAAGCATCATTTCTAACTCTAGTACGTTCTGCATCTTCAGCATTTACTTCTGTAGCTGGTTTTTCAGGAGAAAGTACAGCATTAATTCTTTCTTTAAGAGTTTCAATACCAATATTAGGAGAATATTTAATTCCTAATTTATCTGCTCTTGCTTTAAGTAATTCCAATTCATTAGCAACTACTGTAGAAGGAGCATTAATTTCAGGCTGATTAATTACTTCTGACATAAAAATCCTTATATAAATTAAATTTGGAACCAAGAATATTATTTCTTGGTTCCAAGATTAAAGAAGATTATTTCTTCTTACCGCCACCACGCTTCTTACAAGCCATAATTCACCTCATTAAATTAATTAAACGGGAGCAACACATTTAATAAGACCAAGACGTTCAGGACGCTTAATCAAGAAACCATAATACCATTTAATAGAGCTGAAACCAATTTCACCGTATGGTTCATTACGATCAGCAGTTTCACGACCAGGCATCTTAGTAAGAACAGAGAATTTTACAGTCTTACCGTCCGTTTGGAAGCCGATAGTAGAGAAGCTATCATCACCGACCACAAAGAACGGGTAAATATCATACTTACCATTAGTAGAATGATACTTAGTATCTGTAGCAGTAGCACCAGCACCAGCCCAATGAAGCATTTCAGGAACACGTACAATACGGAAATTATCGATAGAACCAATTTCACCATTTAATACATTACCTGCATCAGCATAGTGTTGAACTTCAATAAATGCCTTATTTCCGAAGAAATCAGTCATTTTCTTAAGAGCAGGAACCAAGTCAATACCTACATAAGCAACACGAGAAGCAGGAATTGTCTTAGTATCAATCATACGAGAACCAGTAATAACCTTAGTCTTCATCGGAGTTCTATTATCCGTAAGAATAAGATCAAGCTTCATTATGGTTTCATAATCAAGAGTAGAAGTAGCATCTATAGTTGCATTAGATGTAGCACTACCGCAATAAAGAACAGTACCAGCAGAAGATAAAAGATCTTTCTGTAAAACAGCTTCTGTAAGCTGTGTAGCACCGTTAATTAATTCACGAGAAAGATGTTCTTTAAGCTGATCATCTGTATCAAAATCAAGAGCTTCTTTCGTAAATTCATAGAAGAAACCGAATTTATGAATAGAACCTTCAATAAGAACACGAGAGAAACCAACTCTATTAACTCTACCGCCATGTTCTGTAAGAACAGGAAGCTTAGATGTAATGGTTCCAATATCACGAGAAGAACCATACAGATTACCATTAGTAATGGTAGCTCCGGAAGCATCAATACCCTGATCATTAACATTACGATCATCAAGTAAAGGCAGATAGTGATAGCACTTCATTGTTTTACCATAATGCTTCGGCATATTTTCAACAGAAGCAAGAGGCATGAAATACTGATCTTTACGAGCATCAATTAAGGATTTTTTGAGCCAATAGAAAGTATTAAGCTGATCGGAATTGCTGGATGCATCAATAGAAGACTTTTGACCATCAGTAGGAGCATTATAATTTAACATAATTTACCTTATAAACGATTTTCAAATTGTTTTAAGAAATCGTCATCACTCATAGATAACGGATTTATAAATTTTTCAACTTTATTCTTGTTACTACGAGTAGGAGCAGCAGCTTTAACTTTATCGGAATTGGTTACTGGACTCTTAGGTACTGCTTTTCGTACATCTAAAGGCTGTCTCTGTAATTTTCCTTGATTTTGCTTTACTAATAAATCTCCAACTTGTTTATAAGCAACCAAGAAAGGAACATTAACATTAATGTTTCCTAATATTTTTTGTCTTTCAATCTCTTCGGAAATCTTCTGGAATACTCCGTTTTCCCGTTGAGTATGAATAGTTTGCATGATACTGGGATCTTTAAATACAGCATCTTTAGATGCAGAATCCCATGCATTAATGATTCGAAGTGTTTCTAAACCTTCTTGATTCTGTTTAAGATCATCAAGAATGTTAATGAAATTTGCTTCATCATCTGAGACTCTATAATTACTAGGCTGATATTTATTTTCAGCTTGAGTATCTATATCTATAGGATCTATACCAGCATCTTTTACTAATTTTTTAATAGCTTCAGGATTCTTTTTATCTAAGTCAATTAAATAATTAATCTTAGATTCATCCAAAAGACCATTATTCTCTAACATTATAAGCAATTTTCTATGAGGTGCAATAGCTTGCATCTTTTTTGTAAAGTTTGCACCTTGCTGCATTAATTGAATTGCTTCTTCTGGACTTCTTAAAGTAATCATTTTTCCATTTGCTTTAAATGGAGCCATGACTTTCTTATAAAAAGCTTCATAATCTACAGAACCAGAAGATTCTATAGTTTCTTTAGATTTATTTACTGAACCAGAGGATTTAATTGATTCTTTCTTTGGTTCTGTAATCTTAGTATCTGTATCCTGTGTTTCTGAATTATCTGAATTATTTTCTTCTTCATTTTCTGTGGATTGTGACTGATCATCTTGTTTATCATGATCTTCTTCCTCAGTTTTATCTTCTTCTTTAGATTCTTCAGATTCTTGTGTAGTTTCTTCAGAAGATTCTTCTTTAGTTTTATCTTCTTCATTAGAAGTATCTTCTGTAGAATTTTCTTCTTTTACTTCAGGAGGATTTTCTTTAAGAAAATCTTCATCAGACATTCCTAAAACATTTTTATCTTCCATATATTATTCTCCTGATTGAGATTGTGCTTCAGTAATAGCATTTTCTAATTCAGGAAGTTCATTTTCAGCATGATCTCCCATACGAATAGAAACATTAAGCCAACGTTTTAAATGCTGACCTGCTTTACCCATTTCAAGAGCTAAATCTCTATCTTCTTTAGAAATAGCTGGATCTCCTGCTACTCCGATATAACGAGCACATTCTTTAACACAATATTGATCAATAATAATCTTTTTAAAATCAGGATTAGATTCCAAACGTTTAATTGCATCTCGTATAGCAATTAATTCTTTATACTGATCTTTTTGATTTTCAAGTTCAGTGACTTCACTCATGATTAGTCCTTAAAGTTAATTAAAGGCGATTGTAATTTGCTATATCTTCTGATATAGCGTTATACCCGATAGCAGCTTCAACATCTGGTTTAGTTTCATCTGGTTTACGGGATTTAAGCAATGCTTTAGTAATCTCAAGATTTTGATTACCTTGAGCTTGAGCACGCATCTTTTCCATATCTTGCAAATGAGAAATACCATTAGCATTAAGTTCATATGCAAGACGTTCATTATCAGCCTGAGCACGTTTAAGATCAGCTTCTGCTGCTGCTTTATCCATATCAGCCTGTGTTTTATAAGCAGAGGTTTGTGCATTAACAGATTCAATTTGTGCTTTAGCACCTTGTAATCCAGCTTCAGCTTGAATTTTTTGAACCTCAGCTTGTAATTTCTGTACTTCTGCTTGTAATTTAGCTAATTCAAGTTCTTTAGCTTTTTCTTCTATTGGATCAGGCTGAGGCTGATAAGTTCTTAATTTTTCTGCTAATGCAGGCATACGTTTAAGATCTGCTATTTCAGCTAAGATCATTAAAGTAATATCAGATCCCATATTTGGACCTATAGTTTGTAGCATAAAGCCCATATCTTGAGCTTTTTCATTATCTACATCAGCAGTAGCAATATCTACTTCTAAGTCAAAGTTACCTTTAAGATCTTCTCTTCTAATATTTACATATTGTCTATTAGTAACTCTAATAACTTCTTCTTCGGAAAGAAATTCTGCATTCATTGCAATAATTTTATTTCCGACTTCTACCATTCCTTTAGCTAATCTTCTAAGAATAGACATCTCTCTTCTAGAAGCAGCATCTAATACTCCCCTAATAGCAGTAGCTACTTTACTGTTATAAGCATCTCCTGCTAAACCACCTGAAAATGCTTTAATACCAGTTAATGCTTCTGCTTCTTGGTTCTGCATTTGAGACATTAAAATAGCAGACTGAGGTATTTCAGGATATTTATGTTCTATATATCCGCCTCCAGCAGGATTTATAGAAGGATTAAATTCATAAGTATCTCCTGCATCAAATCTTTTTCTATTTAATGCATCCAGCATTCCTTTAGCGAAGCCCTGCTGAGCGTTTGCAGATCTACCTAATAGATCTATCATGCCTCGAGTAACTGCTCCTAGAATGCGTTGATTGTCCTCTAATAAACAAGCATCAGGTTCACCATATAAATCCCGTTTAACGGGTAAATATTGAACCAAAACAAAAGGAAGTTTCTCATCAGGAAATGGATTTAATTCCATTCGAATTAAAGTATCTCCGATCCATGTAGCTACAAAAGGAACCAAAGAACCATCTTTATGAATATCATAATATCCCCAATATTCATAAGCTACTACTTTCTTTCGAGATAAATCTTTAAAATTAAAAGTATCAGGAATATTTGTAGCATGATCTGTATCAGTAACAGGATCTGAATTTTCCCAATTAACTTTATCTAAATTCTTATACCTATTACCATATTTCTTTAATTCTGCTTTATTAGTTTCAAAACTATGAATAACAAATAAAGCTTTATTAATATCTCCGTTGCAAGACGGATCTATATATACATTAATAGGATTAAGAATTTCTACTACAGGATCATTTTCTAATACTTGTTCTACTTTAGTATCTTCATAATTAATAATAGTAGCTGTAGTAGGCTGTCCTGTTTCTTCATAATAATCTACAGCAGCTTTTAATTCATCACTTATTTGTTCTTCATAAGCTCTAGTATTAGATTGTTTTAATAGTATAGCTTCTTGAAGCTGCTGCATTGTATTTTCATCTTCTATAGGAAAATACTCAAATACAGGTACTTGTTGAGTTTCTTCTTTAGTAACTCTATTCCAACCAAGCTTAATAATACTCGTTCCTTCATCAACTGTAGAACGAATATAATCATCTATTAACTTAATTTTATTAAGTTTGGTATTAAATTGCCAATTTAATAATAATTCATTCTGTTTAGCAGCTTCCTCATCTTCAAATGTTTTAGGAGATACTGTAAACAGTTTATATTGGTTTAAAAATGGTTCAGATAAGGCTGAATATCTCCATTCAGCCTGTCTTCTTATAAGTTTAGGTTGTACAGAAGATTGTCCCTGTCTAACTTTAGGTTTACATTTACCTTCAACATTTAATAAATCTGTCCAATGTTGAATTTTAGACATTTGAGCATCATGACTTGGTTTAGCAGATTCTAAATCTGCTTTTAAGGTCATAATAGTAGGCTCATTTTTCCAATCAGTTAATTTCTGATTGTTTTCTTGAATAGGTAACTGTGTATCTTCCATAACAACCTACACTTATATTTAAATTATTATTATAAATTAACCTTCTTGATCAGTAGAACCACCAGAAGGTGTTTCTAAGGCAGTAACTCTAGTTGTTAAATCTGTAATAGAAGTATTAAGTGTTTCAATAGAAGAGCTAATAGTAGTTACAGAAGTAGATAATGTACTTAAAGTAGAAGCTAATGCATATGTATTAGAAGCTTCTTCTTTACTTAAATAAGTAGTAGAAGCATCGGAAATTTTAAGATATACAGTAGCTAAAGAATTAACAGTAGTAGTAAGTTCATTAACAGAAACTGTTAAAGTTTGAAGCTGTGTTTTAATAGCTGTAATTTCTGTAGTATTGCCTTCAATTTTAGAAAGATTAGAGGCAATATTGGTAATATTAGTTTGAATCTTTGCAAGATTTTCAGCTATTTTAGTTTCATTAGCTGTAATTTTTGTAGATTGTTCTGTATCTGTTTTGGTATTATCTTTATTAGATTTATCTAAAGAACCAATAGCAGAATCAATAGATTTAAATTTATCTAATAAATTATCTGCTAAATGAATTCCTGCAACTTCAGGTTTAATAATAGTAGTCATTATATTTTCTCTCAATAATTAATTTGTCAGTTCCTTCGATATATCGTGTAACAACTGAACTGCATCTTTTCGTAAGTTCTCGAAGTCGTAAACGCTCTCGTTCGCACGATTGTAAGTCTTTTGAGGGTTTATTTGAGGAGCGCTGCACCCGTTCATTAAGAGTCCTAAGATTACTAATAAGCTTATTTGCTTCAGCAAGTTCTTTATCTTTAGCATCTTGTTTTGCTCTTTCTTGTTTAAGAGTTTGGCTTACTGCTTGAACTTTATCTATAGCATGGTTATATTCTTCTACTTTAGAACCAAATAAATAACCGCCAGTAAATGTAGATACTAGAATAATAATTAATAAAACTATATTGTTCATGGATCTAAATTCATATTAGATACAAATAATCGTTGTTCTGCTAATCTTCTCTTAGTTAATCCTTTTTCAGAAGTAGATCCAGGAGAACGATAATCTGTAAATTTTCTAGCAGCAGTAATAAAATCTCCTCTATTAATATCATCAAATATAGAATAAGTTCTACATTTAGACATTCCGAAATTATATACAAAAGACATTAAAGCTATAAATTGTTTTTCATTTATAGGTACTTTAACAAGATTAATTAAATCATTATGCGTATTAATTAAATCTTGTGAAAATAGCTCATAAGCTTTTTGTCTTGTTATTTTATCTCCTTGTTTAACTCCTTTAGTATGACCTATACCTATTGTATAGACTCCAGCAGAGCATTTATAAGCATTGGATCTATATCCTTCATAAAGTTCTATAAATTGAGCTGCTAAATTAGGATCATAAAATACTACTTTATTATTCATTATTTTCT